CCTGCTTCTGGAGTGCCACCGCTCCGGCAAGCCGTATGAGGAGGCTACGAAGTCATGGACGGATCGTGCGAACTTGAACGACGCCTGATCGGCGAGCAGCCGGGGCTTGAGGTCAAGACAGACCAGAATGGCCGCACGGTCATTCGCGGGTACGCTGCCGTCTTTGAATCGGAGTCGCAGGACTTGGGAGGTTTTGTCGAGATCGTGGAACGCGGTGCGTTCGACGAAGTGATGAAGTCGAACCCCGACGTCTTCGGCAAATACAACCACACGCAGGTGATCGGCCGGACATCCAGCGGCACGATGCGGCTGATGGTCGACGAGCGCGGCCTGCGGTACGAGATCGACCCGCCGAAGTCGGCCGAAGCGGTCGTCGAATTGATTTCTCGGGGTGATGTTCGTGGCTCAAGCTTCGCGTTCCGCTCGAATCCCAAGGACGAGTCGTGGCAGCGGGATGCCGGCGGCCGGATGATCCGCCGGATCAAGAAGTTTTCGTTTCTTGGAGACGCCGGCCCCGTGGATACGCCGGCCTACCTCGCCACGGAAACCTACGTCAGCAAGCGTGCCCTGGAGATGGTCAATGAGCAGCGAGCGGTGCTCGAAGATACTGCGGAGCCTGTTCAGGCCGAAGAACGAGCGGAGGTCGTGATGCACGCCCCCGGCGACTTCGTGGCGTGGGATGGCGGCGTGGGCCGCATCGAGCACGTCATGGAAGAGGGCCAGTTGGGCGAGTATTCGGAGGAACCTCTGGATGCAATGCCCGGCGACCCAGCCGTGCTCGTTCGCCTCTGGGAGTCGGAGGACGGCGGCTGGGAGGAAACCGACTACTTCGTCGGCAAGAGAATGTCGGAGCTGACCGCGCACGCCGACGTCTCGGCGAGCGAGGATGACGACGAGCGGGCCGTCAGCCTGAAGCCCACGGCCGGCATGGCCGCTGCGGCGAAGCGTGGCCTGAAGCTGCACGAAGAAGGCAAGAGCGGCGACGGCCTGAAGCCGGAGACGGTCGCTCGCGCAAACCGCCTCGCTCGCCGCGAAGAGATGAACCCCGACTGGGTTCGCGAGATGAATGCGTGGTTCGCGCGGCATGAGTCGGCGAGCAAGTCTCCCGGCTGGGATACGCCCGGCGCTGAGAAGCCGGGGTTCGTGGCGTGGCTTTTGTGGGGCGGCACGCCTGCGAAGAACTTCGCAGCACGCAAGGTGAAGCAGATGGAGGCGAGCGACCGCAGCATCGACTACGTCGGCCAGGTCGCGGCGCTCAAGAGCGTGATGCTCTCCACTCATTTGCACGCGAAGTAAGTCACAGCCTACATTACAAGATATAAGCCTCACGAAGGATTTCGTGAGGAGCAGTGCGAGCGACTTGAGGATTCTTGTCGCGGCGTGCTTGCGGGCAATACACCCGCCGGCCGCCGCACACTCGCGTTTGGCCGGCTCAACAAGGAGCAGGGCCAAAAATGGCGAGCAACCTCAAGCGACTTCAGGACCGTGCCGCGGCGATCGCCGCCCGGATGACCGAACTGGCCGACGTGGCCGAGCGTTCGGAGGATCAAACCGCGGAACTTCGCAAGCTGTCGACGGAAGCCGACGCGGTGAAGTCTGACCTGGAGTTCGAGGGCACCCTCGCCAAGAAGGAAGCCGAGCTGCGTGCGGTGGTCGAGAAGGCCGCCCCCGCCGAGGTCGCCGCTCCCGAGCAGCCCAAGAAGGTCGAGATTCGGGCGATCAACCCGCATCACACGACCCTCCGTGCCTTCAACGAAGGCCCGGACGCCGTCGAGAGCGCCTACCGCTGCGGTCGCTGGATCAAGGCCACCGTGTTCAAGAGCGAGTCGGACATCCGGTGGTGCCGTGAGAACGGCGTCGAGGCCCGTGCTCTCGGCGAAAACAACAACGCTTCGGGTGGCGCTCTGGTGCCCGAAGAGTTCGCCGCCCGCGTGATTCGTCTCGTCGAAACCTACGGCACGTTCCCTGGCGCGGCCGAGAGCGTGTCGATGTCGCGTGACACGATGGTGATCCCGAAGCGGCTCACCGGCACGACGGCCTACTTCGTCGGCGAAGGCTCGAGCGTCACCGAATCTGAGCCCACCTACGGCAACGTCAGCCTCGTGGCGAAGAAGCTCGCCGTCGGCTGCCGGATGTCGTCCGAAGTGGTCGAAGATACGGCCGGCGTGGTGTCTTTGGCAGACGCCTGTGCCCAGGAGTTCAGCACCTCGCTGGCTCTGAAGATCGACCAGTGCGGGTGGCTCGGTGATGGCACCTCCGAATTCGGCGGTATCAACGGTATCACGAACAAGATCAACGGTGCGGCTCACACCGCCTCGGTGGTCACGGCCCTCTCCGGCAACACCGCCTTCGAGACGCTGGACATCGAAGACTTCCTCAACGTCATCGGCAAGCTGCCAATCTACGCCCGCCAGGGTGCAGCCTGGTATGTGAGCCCCGCCGGCTACGCGGCGAGCATCGCTCGCCTCAAGTATGCGGCAGGCGGCAACACGGTCGAGAACGTCGGTGCCGGCAGCGGCGAGTCGTTCCTCGGCTACCCCGTGCGGATGGTGCATGTGATGAACAGCACCCTCGGCGCGGACTCGGCCAAGATCAAGGTGCTGTTCGGCAACATGGCCCTTTCCAGCATCTACGCCCGTCGTCGTGACTTCTCGGTGCGGCTGTTCGATCAGGTGTACGCCACCACCGACCAGCTCCTCCTCCAGGGAACCATGAGATTCGACGTGAATCATCATTCGCTTGGAACGACGAGCGAAGTCGGCCCCGTTGTCGCCCTCAAGACGGCCTAACTCAAAACCTAACCAGGAGCAAGAACCCAGATGATTCACTCCCAGAACCACCGCGTCGTGGCTGAACTCCCGAATGCGGCAGTCGGTGCGACCGCAACGGCATCGCTCGTTGTCGACACGATCGGCTACGACTACTGCTCGCTGACGGTGCTCCGTGGCAGCAACGCCGCGACGACGTTCGCGAACGTGCTCAAGGTCGAAGAGTCGGACGCCTCGGGCTCCGGCTACTCGGACGTCACGGCCCTCGTGGCCGGCGGCACGGGCGGGTTCACCGTCCCGGCTATCACGGCCGCCGGCACCGCCGCGACCTCGGTGGTGAAGCTCGACATCGACACGAAGGCTCGGAAGCGTTACCTGCGGGTGTCCTACACCCCGGCCGCGACCGCCACCGTGGCGATCACGGGCCGCCTCTCGCGGGCTGCGGAANCGCCNGCGAACGCGAGCGACGCGAACGTNCTGACNTGGGTGCGTGGCTAGTCCCGATACAAGCGGGACGGCCATGACGGCCGGCTAAGGCGCAAGGATGCGCGCCCGCTCCTACACAAGGAGCGATAGATGCTGGTTCGTGTCGGTAGTTGTGAAGCCGAGATGCGGGTGTGTGCCGTCATGAGCACGCCCCGCCTCGGCTTCACCGATAATTTCTTCTGCGTCCACTCGGCGCTGACGCCCCACCAGATTCCCGTCATCAAACATACGGGGGTCTTCTTCGGGCAGTGCTTGACGCGGTCGATCGAGAGCGTCATCGACAAGTACGATGCCATTCTCACCATCGACTACGACACAGTATTTTCCAGCAAGACCGTCGAGGCACTCATGGCCTTGATGATGCACGCTGGCGTCGATGCCATCGCCCCGCTCCAGACGAAGCGGGAGAGCCAGTGCGTGATGTTCGCCCTCCCTGGCGTCTCGAGCGACGACAAGACGACGGTCGACGGAGACTGGTTCTCCAAGCCCGTGCAACTCGTCGAGACGGCGCACTTCGGCCTGACGCTGATCAAGACCGAGGCCATCAAGAAGATGGCGAAGCCCTGGTTCGTCGCTACGCCGAACGAGCAGGGCGANTGGAATGGCTCGCACGTCGACGAGGATATTTCGTTCTGGAAGGGCTTCGCGAAGGCCGGCAACAAGCTGGGGCTCGCGACGAACATCAGCGTCGGCCACGCCGAACTGATGATCACCTGGCCCAGCCGCGAGGTCGACGGCGGCAAGGTTCAGCAGCACACGACCGACTATTGGAACGGCGGCCAGAAGCCGCCAGAGGCAGCCTGGGGTGTCTTAAAATGAAGATTCGCGTCATCAAGGCGTTCAACGGGTATCGGG